AGAAAAACAAACAAAAACGGGCGAACCTGCCATTAAAAACGCGGTCAAGATTACGGGCGAATTACAAAAAACTTAGCGGGAGAAATCTAAATTAGAAATCTACGGAAAATCTAAATATCAAAAATTCGTGGCCAGAAATATCATCTCCTTTCGATGATTGAACTCTTTCATCGTCTCTTCATCAATGTAAATCCCCCGCTTCTTTTCTGTCTTTCCAATGGGGAATGTAAAAAGATAATGCGTATCATCCACCTTATGCATGGTCGCCTTTTCGTTCAGGCTATACCGTAAATACAAATCAAGCATCTTTCTCAACTGATTAATTTGTTCTTTGTTTAAACAATGCTTTTCCATCTATATTATCTAAATATTATATTTTTCTCTAAATGCGTTTAACAATCCCTTTAATCTTCTTCACTTTTCCACCGTATCGTGCGACACTTGCTCTCGCTCCTAGATCAGTCAAGGCATTACTTAAAGCGAGGGTCTTCCCTAATCCCTTAAAGATTTGTTCAGTATCCTGCTTGATGAACTTGTAGTCTTCAGCAGTCCCTAGACCTGAACCCTTAAGCAGTGCCATAATATAGGCTTGACAGTTATTCACAGATGCGTCATACTTAAAATATTTATCTCCTAAAACTTTCTTTGCCCCATCAATCAAGTCGTTCAATGTGACAGGGTGAAAATTTCCTATCTCTTGTGTTTCTGCCTTTGCATGTGTAGGAGGATTAATTACAATATTGATATTCTCAATCTTCTCGATACTCATAACGGTTCCATCTTCAAGAAAGAGGAAGAGTGATAAGTGGAACAAATCATCATAAGGATTCTGTTTCGCAAATTGTCCAAGGCTTACCACATTCAAAGCGCTAGTCAAAGGTTTGTCAACTGGTTTTCGATGTGCCACCGCACGAATAATCTTTTTGTTTCCATGCTGTTCAATGATCTTACGGACATAGGGAGCATGATCTTGTGGACCATAGATGACACCTTCTACCGTTTTCTTTAAAGGTTCAGTCGCACCAATTACAGCATAACGAGCGTCATTAATTGCTTTCTTAGGATTTTTAAGGAAATCCATCACTCCCTTCCCTTTTCGTTTAGGACGATACATTTTTCGCAGTCCTTCACCTAGCATCTTATCGCCTAACTCATCAAGAATATCCAGCGAATGGGCAGAAAGAGGATTAAGTTTAGCGGAGGTCGTGATATTCTTCGGGTTTTTTTTAAACAAGCCAGTCAATCCAGCCAAGGCAGAAACGGGGTCGCTTGCTGAACGAATAGTGGTGCCTTTCGTAACTTCACCCATCGACGCAGGGTTCACGTTTATGACGCGGTCTTGGTCTCGTGCTATCTTGGTATACACGCTTCCTTGTGAGTGGCCTAGTGTTAACACATTAGGATATTTCTCTTCGGCTCTCTTCTGCACTCTCTCCGCATCTTTATATCGACTTGATAATTTGTTGGTTCCCGTAAGATATGCTAGATTGAAACTCCAATCTTTTGCGGTTCCTTCTGTCCCTCGATGGACTACGGCGGCCTGCTGAATAACTGGGTTGTAGTAGACACGAGCGGTTGGCTTAGAAATACTTTCATCGAGCACCCAATCCCCAACATTTGCGTCTGGTTCTTTTTTATAAGATGATTCAAGAAGTTTTTTTGCTTGTGGGACCGAAATCGCTCTACCTCTCATATACTGATTTAAAGAGAAAATTAATTTCTCTACTAAGTTTAATGTATGTCTATCATCTACGCCCCTATCACAAACTGAAAGCCCGCCAACTTGGAGTCATTATAAAGCCAGCCACAAAATCACCTTTTAAAATAGACGTTTTTTCGCGCGAGACGGGAGAATATATTACCTCGATAGGAGATAGGAAATACAAAGACTTCATCATGTATGCAGAAGAGGATGGATTTGATGTAGCAGAACGTAGACAATCTCTTTACCATAAGCGTCACAAAAAGGATAGTCAAGTTGTAGGTTCGCGTGGTTTCTACGCGTCAAATATTCTCTGGTGAGTATATGTTGGTTCATTGTCCACACTGCTGTCAATATATGATCATAGAAAAATTGAACTGCGGAATATTTCGGCACGCTATATTTAAAGATGGTCAAGATGTCCCACCACATTCAACAAAAGAAGAATGTGATAAGTTTGTAGAGTTAGACCTTATTTGGGGTTGCGGTAAGCCCTTCCAAATCATAGATGGCATCGCTGTTATTTGTGAATACATCTAGGAATATAAAATATAAGTTCATTATATGAAGTCACTGAATAAATGGTTTGATATAATGAAAGAAGAGTTTAAGGAAGAACCAAAAAAAGAACTACAAGGATGTTGCCATGAATGGATACATACGGATGAATGGTATGAGTGTCGTCACTGCCATCGTATACAACCAATTCTTATCGACTCAATAGATGCTCCCTTGCAGTCTACTTATATTTTTTTAGCCTATCAACCCTTAACCCATATGAAGTCTCGCTTAAGTCAACTACAGGGAAAAGAGAACAAACAAATACCTAACGATATTCTTGACCTTTGTCGTGACTGTAAGAACTTTAAGGACGTTCTTAAAATTCTCAAGTTAAATAAAAAACCAACCTTCTATAAGCATAAAATTAAAATACTTATTGAATTAGGTCAAACGATTCCTTTACTTACCGCAACAGAAGAACAGAAGGTCATCGATATTTTTAAACAACGCTTTCCAATGAGGCAAGCCAACAACTCAATCCCATATCAGTTTATTCTGTTCAAGATTTTGTCTTTAATTAATCGGGAAGACTTGCATCCATTCATTGAACTAACTAAGAACAAGACTAAGATAAAGAAATATGAAACGATTTTTAACTCTCTAAAATATGATAGAGGATGAATGGTTTTGGGTTTATCCAGATGATTTTTGGTTTTAGGTTGTTTTAGATGGTCTTGTCCATCTGGACCGCTTGGACTCCGTCCTTATTTTGGGCACTTTTTAAAAAGTGCTTTACAAAAGCTCAAAGTTTGAACTTAAGAGGCTTACGCTTTGGTGGCGCGACAGATTTAGGCATTGCTTTTTTCAATCCCATACCCTCCATATCTTCCGTAATCTTTTTAATAGATTGGTCTTCTGGTTTCATATCATGAGTTCGCATCTCTGATTTCATCTTTGAAAACATCTTACCTTTTCCCACTTTTCGAAGCATGAGTTGATGTTGTGGCTTCATCTTAACTTTTAAAGAGAAAAAGTTAACAAAATAAACTTTTGTAAAAGTTCGCAAAACAAGGGCGGAGCCCAAGAGGCTTACACGGCCGATACCGTGTGTCACTCGGTCTCGAGAACCAGCGTAAAAAGAGAATTACTATCTTGCGCGACAAGACTAATATTATTCTCATCGGTCAGCGTAATGAGTAAACTATTATACGTTCCGTCTGTGATAGAGATCCATTTTTCAAACGAGGGACTATAGTTAATATTAGCCCCGAACGAGGTGTCTACAATAGGGACGCTATCTAAAATATCACTAGGCATGGTAACAGGATTGTTCGCAAGATTACAATGAATAATGAGTGAGTTGACATTGGTAGCCACTGGAGTTTGGGTCGATAGTTGAGAAATATTTGAAGCAGAAGGACCATAAGAAGAACTAGGAGCAAACCCAAGAACAGAACCTACGCTATTGGATGCAGGAAAGGCAATCTGAGGAGTTGTGGCAACCGTAGGAAATCCCGCAAATGTAGGAGTTGGAGCAGTCAACCCAGCAGTCGCCGCATCTGCCGCAGTAGGCACAAGAGTAAGAATAAGCTGATTCGCGTAATACGTTTGATTTTGAACGATAGCAGCATAAAAGACATACTGACCCGAAGCATTGATCAGATATGCTCCAATGGAAATCATATACTGTTGTAAATAGTTATTGAGGTCTGCCGTCGAATAAAATCCAGCAGGAATAGTAATAGTAGTAGGTGTAAAAGTTCCGCCATTGGTCCAACCAAATGTAATTCTTTGATTGACCCACTGCGTCGAAATATTGAACCATGAGTAAGGAACAGTAGCCTGTGAAACACACATACGAGCGTTCTTCGTTTTAAAGTTTCCACCGATGAAATTGTATTGATATCGTGACTTATTGGAGTTTGCGACAACATTGCTATTATTCAGGACTAATGAAAAACGAGTTGGCATATATATACTCTTTTGAAAAAGAGAACAAAACGTCACTTCGTCAAATAATTATATAGATGGTCTTAGAGGATGTTTTGGACGCTTTTACAAAAGCGTATTTTCAAATCTACTTATAATGAGTGAAGTGATCAACCCTCCCGATTACTATTTTACAGGTATAAACTTCAATCCCGCTTTTTATGCAGATGATACAGGAGGAGGAGGCTTAAGTGAAGCAACCGCAAACACTCTCTATCTTCGAAAGACTGTCCCAGACACAGCTAACGTAGTAGAAACATTTACCAAAGATATTATTTGTACTGAAGCAATAACAGCAAAAGACGATTTGGTTGCTACTACCGCATCTGTTTTCATGAGTTGCACGACTTCTAATCCTAAAATTGACCTTATGGCAGATACGGGCAGAAGTTTGTCTTTACGAACAACTAGTATTCAGGTTGGTGCTTCAAGTCCATTAGATATTGCGACATATGTAGACGTAGATTTGAATGTAGGAACAGGAGGAAGGACAGGTTTAGGAACAGGCCCATCTCCTTTTATTATTCATAACTATAGCGATGCAAATAACTGTTTGGCAGGTAATAATGTTCATTTGAATAATGGAACAAATAATTTGAGTAATACCGCGATCCATAATGGAACAAGTTCAGGAGGAGCAGTGAATATCATGACAGGAACATCCTCGACTGGAATTGTGAATATTGGAACTACTGGAACGACTACAAATTTAAATGGAACGGTCAAAATAAACTCTATTACTGCACCTGCCGATAATTCTAATATGACGATAGGTAGTAATCTCACAACTGGAACTATGACGATAGGTAGTTCACTCACAACGGGTAATATTGCTCTTGGTAATAATAACACATCCGTAGTTCAAGTAAATGGAAGATTACAGACCAATTTTGTTAGATCGAAAAATATTATTGATACTTTACAAATAGCCGATGATCAAACATCGGGCATTCTTAATTTAGGCTATCGTCCAGCAGACGCATTACGAACGGGTGCGGTTAATATTGGTAGCGCTAATTCAACTACTTCATTATTCGGCACAGCAAAAACGAATACGCTTGATGCTTTAAGTGCTACCGCTACTATGAATTTAGCGTCAAGTCTTACCTCTGGAACGATCAATCTCATGACGAATAATGTTGTATCGGGAATATTGAATCTCATGTATAATGCGGTTTCAAGTGCTACGGGAACTATCAATATCGGTCAATATAACACCTCGCCCGCACCTTCTAGAACAACTACAAATATTCGTGGAGATGTTAACATAGGAGGTAGTGCAACCGAAACATCGATAATTGGAACGGCAAAATGCGACGCAATAGCAGGAATAGCCACCACTGGAACGCAATCGCTTTATGCTACTAAGACAGCAGGAGAACTTACTTGTTTAGCAGCAGGAACAGGAGTATTGAATGTAAAAGGTTCAGGCATTAAATTTGATACTCTTTCTACGGACAATCCTACAGGAGCTCAGGGATTATATACCAATAAAACAGCGGGGACATTAAGTATAGCAACTTCGATGACTTCTGGTAATATCAATATTGGTTCAGGGATAGCACCAGTTACAAGTATATCGGGACAATTATTAGTGGGTTCTCAACCTGCTTCAACAAATGCCTGCCTCAGTGTTGGTTCAAATTCAACATGTCCTAATGGTATTATTAATTGGGCATTTAACGATGCAAATGGAATTTTATCCTGTTTCAATAGTGTTCAAGTGTCAAGAGGAGGCATTCAAGGAGTAAACGCTGGAACAATTGTTTTCAATGCTACAAGCGACCGCCGTCTTAAAAAGGATATCAAACCTATGAATTCTATGTTAGATACGATTATGTCTTTAAAACCATGTGAATATCGTTGGGTTTCATGTAATGAACTGAGTCATGGTTTTATCGCTCAAGAAGTTCATAAACTATTTCCCGAAATGAGATATGGAGCAAATGGATGCGAGGATATAGAAAATCCATGTGATTGTGAAACGGGTGAACCTGTCTATTATGGCCTTGATTACGGTAGATTTACACCTTATATTGTGAAAGCATTTCAAGAACTAAAACAAGACTACGATGCAAAATTATCTAAACTAGAAGCGAGATTACTTGCTTTAGAGTTAGCATCTATCTAAAAACCATATATTCGCAACTTTTCTCAGTTGTATTTAATGGCTGAAGCGATCAACCCGCCCGAATACTATTTTTCAAGTATTGATTTCAATCCGACGTTCTATGCGAATAATTTATCTTTAGAAGACCAAGCCCTTTTAAATGCTCGCTATGTTCAATTTCCAGTTGCGCAAAATGTTCCTATTACATTTACAGCTACGGTTCGAGGATTAACCGCGTTTCTTACTGAAAATAGCACCATTATAGCGACAACACAATGGGTTCAGAACTTTTTCAATTATGTCAAAACCATTGCGAATACATGGAGTGGCTTACAAACCTTTACGTTAGGCATGCTCACGAATACGATAAATCCAACTACACCATCAGGCACACTCATCATAGGAAATGCTGCCGCTAATACCAATGTAGAAGTCGCCTCCTCAGCAAGTCGTAATGTGATCTTACATTTGGGCGATGGTGATGATAATACTATAAACGCAGGCATTCACATTGGAAACGGCACGACCTCTGCAAATAATGTCCGTATTTTGGATGGGGCAGGAAGCACAGGGACAATTTTCTTGGGTTCGGAAACTTCCACGATTAGTTTAGGTTGTCCTTTAACCCCTAACTATGCGACCGTGTATTCCGCTACAGGAACAGGAGCGGGTAAAATCGGGCAAGTCATAGATGCGACTATTCCAGCTACTGTCACATATACGCCAGGTGTTCCTAAAACCCTTTATACCCTTTCTTCTTTACCCATTGGTGTGTGGATAATTTCGGGGTCATGTGGTCGTGGCGGAACTGGAACATATACCATAATAGGTTTTTCTACTACAACGAATAGTTTAACTACGGGTTGTTTTTCACAAGATGTCATGGTGACAGGTTCAAATAACGCCGTGAATACTATGGCGTATCCTCTCGTCAATACCATCGTTCAAGATATTTATCTCATAGGACAGAGTGACGCTGTTGGAAGTAATCAATTTTTATCAGCGTCAGGTTATTTTAGAGCGGTTAGAATTGCTTAAGCGAGACGAAGAACTATGATTCTACTCGAACCTATAGTATATGAGGTTTGCGAACGACCATTCAAATAAACAGTTCCCGCAGTCAATCGTGCTGCAATAAAATAGGTTGCCGAAAAAATATTGGTTGTAGGGGGGATTTGTTGTCCCGTCTTCTGTTGCCCGATAAATGTCCCCCCTCCATTTATACCTGTTGAAAAACTTATACCATAAAAAGTTCCTGGATAAGAATAAGGAGGCGTATTAGGTGGAACGGTCTCTGGTCCCAATAATTCCCCATACAACGCCCATATACCATCTGTAGGAATGGCGATAGAACGAACGCTTGAAGACCCTCCGCCAGATGGTAAAGTAGGATTTAGAACGGTAGTAGTTGGTATGACGTATCCAATTGCTCCTGTGACTGAAATAGGATAGGTTGTATAGAGAGGCGTTAAAGGACAACCCAATGTAGTCGTAGTCGTGGAGACACTCGGAATTATTCTGCGTGTTCCTAACGTGATTGTCCCCGTGCTGCCTGTTCCATTAAGGATTTCCACATTTCCCAGACAATTCGCTCCATTATTAATATGAATGTCTGCCGCACTCGTCGCATTATTGCCGTCGCCCAAATGTAAGACGACACTACGACTGTTTTCAGTTGCGATATGAATATGGTGCTCTACTTCTGAACCAATCGTAAGAGTTCCTGCTCCAATAGGATTGATGGCATTCGTTAGAATAGAACTATAAGTCTGTAATAAATCCCACACGATTGTAGTTGTAAGAAAAGTAGTCCAAGTAGTCCAACTATCTGATGTTTTAGACCATATATTTGAGATTGCATTCGAACCCGTATAATAGACCTTGTTTCTAAAGGTCATGAGGGAACCTTGAGGGATTAATTTTAAATATCGCAAATCTAAGATACTTGGGTTGTATGTCATTACATAAGGATTTGAAAATCCTAGACTTGTTCTTCATGTAAAGGCGATATAATCTCGCGTGATGGTAATCTACGAAGTTCTATCTTAGATGTTGTGTCAGAACCACAATCATATCCATCAGGCACAGTCGCCAATAAATCCGCTTTCAATCGTTTCGATAATAACGTAGACGTTTCAGTGAGTGACTGATATTGACTATATTTATTATCTAAATAAGACTTGGGTTCTTCGGTCCTATGCTCGCGCGACAGAGTGAGACACTTGTAAATCTCAATCCCTAGGCTATAATAATCTTTAGACAAAGCCAATTCGCTATCCATATCTCTTTGAATCCCTAAATAAAGCTCCACCGAAGAGATAACCGCAATACCAAAGCCAAGAAGACACGTCAATCCTGATATTGCCTCTTGTCGAAGAACGGGCTGCAAACCTACCGAGGCCGACGCTGTGATGGATGACAATACAATAATCGGGACCCGAAACCATTTACCGAAACTCTTGAAATGATAAAAGCGTTTACGGTGATACTCTGATAGATTGACCGCATTGATTCGAAGGTTCTCTAATATCATCTCTATGTCTTGGCAGTCATTCCAACAAGACGACATTTTATATAATCAATATAATATGAGCAAGGCTAAACCTAAAACTCCAGCCCTGAAGAACTTTTATACGGAAGTCAAAACAAGTGGACCCAAGAAAGATAAGAACTTTTCAAAACACATGATTTTACCCAATTCAATGATTGCTTGTGTCGGCGGAACTGGGACAGGTAAGACCAATGCCCTCTTAAATTTTTTATCGCTCAAAAACGAAGCCTTTACGGAAGTCATTATCTTTTCGGGGTCAACCACCGATGAACCTTTGTATCAGTTGCTCAAGAAACAGATGCCCGAAGTTCAGCTCTATCATGATATCAACGAAGTCCCTGAGTTATCCACCTTCGAAGACAACAAAGACGAGGAGAAACTCATTGTATGGGACGATGTTATCAATCTACCAAAGAAAGACCAACGTAAGATGAACGAATACTTTACGGCTTCTCGTAAGTATGGCTTCACTAATTTCATTCTTGCACAGAACTACACAAGCATACCCAAAATCGTTACTCGAAACTTACAATACATTATCTTGTTTAAGATTCCCGAGGCCTACACGCTCAATCGGATATTGACACTCTACAATAAGTATGATATACCTATTGAAGAATTGAAGCGAATGTATAATCAAGCGACATCTCAACCGCTTAATTTCTTCCTGATGGATTTGAAATCACCCGATAAAGCATGTGCCCTTCGACACAACTTTAATCAGTGTTTTAAGATTTAAGTCTGCTTGAGTAATTCATGTAAAATCTCCTCATTCTTCAAATACTTATCGCTAAATAAGTTCTTGAAGTCCTCAAACGCTTTGTATTTGTCCTTTCGCTGAGTCATCCATTTAAGGAACGCACAGCAGTAATAACCACAAGAGGATGAGTTGATAGCCTGTATCTCCTTTGTATTATAACAATAGAGACCATTTTTAGACCCTTGCATAATCATATCTTCGAGCATTTGTGGAGGAACAACACCATAGGAGTCAAAGTAAAAATAATCATTACCATCCTTCACCATAGCCGTCCAATGTGATTGCCCGTTTAGATTGTAGACCGTATTTCCTTCTGGAATATAGTTGAGGTCATCTTTGGTAAAGCATCCATTAAATTGGGTAGGTTTCATGAGGGATGCTATCTGGGTCTCATCTAACTCATTCATTTATATTAGGGCAGAAAATCTACAACAAAGCTACTCTCCCGCTTGCAACATCCACACTAATGTGCGAAGAGTAGACCGTGAAGACGAGAAGGTCAATGGGAACCTGAGAGTTGTTCTTGAACGAAAGAACAAGGTTCCGCATGCTGGCCTTGTCCGCATCCGTCGAGCGGGACAGGTCCGCCCAGTAGACACGGGATGCCTCCCAGAATCGCTGGTCAATCACGCCAACATTTGCAGCGCCAATTCCTGCCACCACATTGTCAGCAAGCACAAACTGCTCGAGGAAGTTCTCAAATGAGTAGAACAGCGAGCCACTCTTGAAGACGTTTGTTCCACCAATCGCCACCTGAAAGTTCGTAAGCGAAATCGGGGCGAAAGTAGAAGGACAAGTATCGTAAGGATTTCCATACTGAGTAAATCCAATCTGGGTTGAACCACCCACCACAACAGGAGTAGTCGTTGAGATAAGAGGAATGACACACAGAGCGAGAGGATTGCGAATACCCGACTGAATAAGCTGAGAGAAGGTTCCCTGAGCAGGAATAGCCGAATACTGGTTAAAGATGAAATCCTCATACACGCACTCCTTCGCGCGATTCTCCTGCTCGTAAGCCAAGGCACGGGAAGGCTCCAGCTTAATCTGTGAGTAGTAAAGACGGCAAGAAGGCATTGGATTGATTATACCACCCAAATCAATAGCAGCAGGACCTGAACCTACGCTGATAGAAGTCGTTGGAGACTTGGCTACGAAAAGACCAGACACAAGGAAAGCCGTCGTCGCAGTTCCCAAGAAACCATCTACGCCCGAGGTTGCCTGAGCAAATGGAAGAGTGTTTACAGTGTAAGGGCAAGTGTTCGAGAATGTAGACTGGGTAGGCGTTCCATACTGAGGGAAACCCGTCGCCGATGCGACCCCAGGGCTTGCCTTGGTACAGAAAGTGATGGGGGTCACAAGCGAGCCAGTATTCAAGTAAAGGCGAATCTGAGCGTCGAACTTTTTCGTAAGACCAATTGCCCGCATGCTATCACACAACCACCTAAGAGGAATGACTGCCGTATCATACCAGACCATTTTATTTCCTACCTTTGTGTGGTAAGACCTGAACTCTTGGGCAAGATCAGACGCGGTCATGATGACGGGCTGAGCAGATGTGGCCGACTGACTATCGCCATAGATATTTGAACCACCGACGTAACTTAGAGCCCCAAGGGTGGAATTAGAAGAAACCTGATTGCTATTAGACGCAACAATACGATTAATTCGCTTCTGGAGAGCAGGATTCACGGTGAACGCATTTTGAAGACCCGCGACCGTCTGGCTATCGCTCGTGTAAGAAGAAGGACCTACGATTGGCGTCCCAGAAATATCATTCGTCATATTTAAATATGCCTGATTGTTTGTAAGACCCGTTCCAGGGAACACACCACCGTTAAGAGCCGCAGTGGTTGAGGTTGGCTGAGCGGCCTGAGTAAACCACTTCTGAGAACCTACTCCGTCCAGACAGTCAGCGAAACCATACGAAGACGAAAGCTGCTCAAGGTCAGTCGCGGACATGCTTGACATAAACTTCACATTCTTCAGCACGTTCGTGAAAGGCTGCATATTCTGGATGACCTGACCCCCGCTCGAAATTTCAACCTGATGGACCAGATTGAGGAAGCCGTTTTTAAGTGCGAGAAGACCATGGCTCGCCACAGGAGGAGGAGAGCCAGCGCTAGAAGTCGCACCATTAATCACATAGACCGCTTCCATCACCAACGGGATAGTGAGGAAGGCATCGTTGAGATCGGTATAGGTCGCCGAGTTGTAAATAGAAGCACAATCAAATTGGACCAAAGTAAGACCCGAGTTATTGGAGTAGACACCCGAGTTAATGTCGTTAATGTTGTTGTAGTTCTTCTCGCTGTAAGGGGAACTATCAACAGATTGAGGAGTAGAAGAGGACATAAACGAGTATTCATCCGTGGTCGCCATATATACAATAGAAGAGAAAAACGAAGGGTGTTTTGTTCTCTTTTTCAAAAGAGTAATATATATGCCCCGAAAGATTTCGAATAGTGCTGTAACCGATTCAACCGAAGAGCGTCGCCCGCTCGCAGTGAATAAGCGTCAAGTTCGTCCCAAGCCTATCCCATTGGATAAGGCCAGTTTTGCGTTGGAACTTTTAAATAATCAAACTCGCCCAACTGTCAATATTGTAGGCACTCGTCATTTTCATGAAAATGTTTTACCTTTAGATAAGAACTACCCTATCGAAATTGAATTACAGCGTCTCGCATTGTCTGCGGTTCCAAATAAGCCTCAGCCACCCCTCAAGATAAAATCAGCCGTTACCGATGAAATGATTGAAAAGTATCGTGAAGAAGAGCGTCGAGGTATTCGCAAGCGTGGATATGATGTTCCACCTGAAGTTTTACCTGAGCTTGAAGAAGATACGAAAACCGAACGCTTACCAAGAATACAGGAAATTCTACAAGCAGGTGAAGATAGAAAAGCCACATTATTGGATGACTATAGAAGATTAGAAGCAGAAGTCAAAGAATATAAGCGTATTGTGCGAGAGAATCCTGAACTCTCTACCGCTTATGTTAGTGAAGGATTTGCGGATAGATATAGACAAATTAACCGTCTTATGCAGAATATTCAGAGTGAATTAGCGACTACAAATGAAGAGATATCTCAAATGTTAGAAGTCCAGAAGGCCTTTAAAGCAGAAGGAGAACGTATCAAACGTTCGAATGCTCAAGCAGTTAAGAACGCAGAAGATAAGATACGATTGTTGAATAATACCCTTCCTATTAGTCAAATGGTAGGAGAACCAGATGATGTCTACCGTGAACGTTTGATAGCTCTACGAGTTCCAACAGACCAGCCTGGCATAGATGAAGAAGAAGCGAGGATCTATGAACATAAATTATTTAAGCGAAACCTGAAAAAGATTATTGAACTACCTCTTTATGAAGTGGAAAATCTTATCAAGTTACTCGATGGAATGATGCAGACAGAAAAAGGCGAAGAACCAGCCGAGAGGGTCTTTCAACTTAATGAGATTTGGCCTAAAGTAACAACTGAATTTTTGAAAACATATGGTAAAGATCCTGTCCTGCGTAAACCTGTTCAAACCCTTTATGATTTCTTTATTCAAATCTTGTCTGGGCCACTTATGGCAGAAGCACCTGAGGCATACGCCCAAGTCATGGAAGCAAAAGCAGAAGCGAAAGCTGTTGAGACTGGAGAAATTGACCCTTCATTGGAAGGTTTGACTAGACTTGAAGTATTAGAACTTATCGGACAGGCTGGACTTATTCCACCAAAAAAGAATACAGAGTTTCGAAAAAAGAAAGTATTGGAACTTAAACGGATTTATACCGAATATTTAAAACAGCCTAGAGGTTTAGGAGGACTTGGTTCACGTTCGGCAGAAGAAGAATATCGTAGAAATCTTGAAGCACAGCAGGCACTAGCACAAGCAGAACCAAAGCAATCTAAACAACAGACACTATCAAAGTTTATGACTGCTAAGAAATAGACGGTCTTGTCCGTCTGGACCGCTTGGTCTCCACCCTTAGAGGATGTTTCCACCCTTAGAGGATGTTTTGGACGCTTTTACAAAAGCGTATTTTCTCTTTAAAAGTTAAGATGGTATTACACGAGGACATTCCTAAGTGGGAAGCATTCGGACGTCTCATGATTAGTCCTAAAGAGTTATACTTTCGAAATAAATTAGTAGTTGCAGACAAGAAAGGGAAGGGGATAGGGGGATTTATTACGCGCAAATTGTCGCCCCACATGGTGTCTATTTTCACAAGCATTATCAAAGATGAACAGCCAAGCGATTTACACAAAATGTCACCAGATGAAATCGTTTATTATAACGCATATTTACGAAAAGCTCTCTTACATAAAAAGTTTCCCACGCATGATAATCAAATACCTGAACTTAAAAGACGAATGACGGTATTAGAGGGTCAAATAGATGCGGGGAATGATAATAAGAAAGTTCGAGATGAACTCTGTCAGATTGCGACGTATTTACAGGCGTATAATGCGATTTCGAAAGCAGATTTGAATGAATATATCAAATCATTAAAATGCTGATGGACTTTTGTAAAAGTCCGCAAAACAATTATTTCGTCGGGACGGGGGACGAAACCCCCGTTTTTCTCATTCTATAATATAATGTATTCTAACGCTGACATTGACAGTCTCTCGGTGGGACAACTACGTAAACTTTTGAAAGGTGGGGCTGTTCGCGTTCGTTGTGGTTCGGGTATGAAGGTTTCTCTTTCGGCTCCTCAACACAAAAAGCTCATGAGTGCTCATGGAAAAAATAAGATGATGACTCTTACGATGGATCCTTATCAAGCAGAGATGCATGGACAGGGTCTTTTTGGCGATATTGGAAATTTCTTTACTCACAAATTGCCTTCTGCTCTCATTCATCAGGGTCTTCCTGAAGCTGGTGCAGCTATTGGTAGTGCGGGCGGGTCTTATTTGGGAGGTCCAGTGGGTTCGCTTGTAGGTTCAGAGCTTGGACGTAGGGGTGGAAAGAAACTCGCTGAGGAAACTGGACGACGCACGGGATATGGCGTGAAGAAGGGGCGTGGAACTCGTTTGGAAGACCAAAAATTTTCCCTCGCAGAAGCAGCTGACGCAGGCCGTCGTTTGTTTGGTCGTGGTCAGCCTATCGAAGACCAGCAGTTCTCTTTAAGCGATGTTGCTCGCACGGGTAAGCGTCTTTTCGGTGGCAAGGTTCCCATGAAAGGCAAAGGTCCCATGACGGACATGTTGAAGAAATTGGCGAAAGAGGCCGCTATGAAAATGGCGAAGAAAGCAGGGTCGAAAGTGCTTCATCAGGCTCTCCCTATGGCAAGCGAACGTCTCGGCGAAATGGCTGGAGAGTATGCGGGAGTTTCTGGTGGGAAAGATGCGGGCCGTATGCTTGGACAAATGCTTGAGAATGAGATCGCCGCGCGAACTGGTCTTGGCATGAAGAAGCGGGGAAGGCCTAAGAAGGGAGGGGCCCTGATGGTGGCGGGTGTGAGGTAGACGATCTTGTCCGTCTGGACCGCTTGGGCTCCACCCCTTATTTTGCGAACTTTTACAAAAGTTCTTTTTAAAACGATTTAGAGAAGATTTTTATCTTGTAGTAGTATAGATGCCGTTATGTTATGCAAAGAACAAAGTTCACATCCTAAAATGGCGAAACAATAACCTCGATAGATCGCGTGAAATTGATAGAGAATATAAATATAGAACTTACCATTTAATGAAAGGTCATGATGACATTTATATGGATAATCATATCTTTCAAAAAGAATGTCGGCGTTTTCGAAATATTAAAGTTTGATTATTTGATTTTTTCTTTTAGGAGAATATCAAATTTAAAATACTTAGGGAACTTTAGGGACTTTAGGACTTTAGGGACTTTAGGACTTTAGGGACTTTAGGACTTTAGGACTTTAGGACTTTAGGGACTTTAGGAATTAGAAACAATTAAAAAGGGGTTTAAAGAATATTTTCTCTATAAAGTATATAATGACCTCCCCGAGCCAACAGAAGGAATTACGCCAACTTGCTCGAACACAATTAAATTTAAACCCAAGGGCTTCAATCAAGACCATTATCAAGGCTCTTGCATCTCCACAAATCACAGAGGCCAACTTCTACAAACAAATGAAGAGATATCGGACCGCTAATGAAAAGGCTTTAGAACGACAACTCATTCAAGAAGAAGCCAAAAAGAGGGAGCAACGGATAGCTGAATCAATCCAAAAAGATAAGGAGAAAAAAGAACAACTCAAAGAGAAACGCAAAGCAAAGCCAAAAGTTCCATATGTAAAGAAAAGTATCATTGTTGATATATCTGGACCATGTGGAGGTAGTGACGTGTTTCAATCATTTCAAGAAAAGGTAATCCCAAAACTTGAAGGCGTAAAAGGTTCGGTTTATTGCCAACTCACGAGAATCACAGAGAATGGTGTAACTGATATAACTATAAGTCAACTCATTAATTTTACACAGAAAAACGCAAACTCCGCATTTTGGACGCATATTTTTCCACTTATAAAAGCAGAAGGTTCGAGCGACCCTGATTCTACTAAATTAGCGGGTATTGTAGATGATTCTCAAATGTATTCTCAGTATCGGTTTGTTCTTTATAAAGCGACTGAAATTCCAAGTGCTAAAATTAAACAGTCTTTTCTCGATGGCGTGGTTCACTGTGTGATTGACCCGCTTTATCAGCTATGGTTTAAGATGGGCGAAAATAGTGAAAGTCCAGCCAGTAAGAAACGATGCTTTCAAATCGCAAACAAAATCAAAGCACTTGAAGAAGACTATCCTACAGGGGTTCCTGAGGACAAAATGGAGGAAGTTGCAAAAGTAGCAAATCGTTGTATCATCATTCATGACATTATTGGAAATGAAATTATGAAGTTCAACCCTAAAAGCAGTAAGTTCTTTCATTTTACAAATACCCGAAAAAATCACATTGACCAAGGTTTCCTAACAATGGACAAACAATTTGAACAAGTAGACAAAGAGAAGCTCGATGAGATTATTCAAAAAGCAGACTGGGCCTTAATTGGAGGTGATATGGAAAAACCTCAATCAGTTCGAACGATTGAAGGTGCGTATTCTATCTATAATCCAGAATACGAACTTTATCAGGAATTCTCAAAATCAATCGGTATTCAACATTATGGCATTAATGCAGTCAAACACAAAGAGCTCAATGAGTTTCTCAAAGAAAGTCGTATTATCAATTCTGCGCCAGTTCCACTTTGCGATAATCCTAATGATACTCAAGATGTGAAACATGCCGACCTTGTTTCTGCTTATACTCAACACTCTAAATGTTCATTCTATCAGGGTTTTCTTGGCGTTATCCATCAATATGTAAAAGTCAAAGCATCTACTGATTTTATCAAGAATCATGTGGGTGTGTATCAGTTCAAGGTTCTTAAGAATGATAATCCTCTTCTTCTCAAACTTGGAATTCAAGTCAATCAAAAATATACTTTACCTTCTCCTGAAATCTTATACATGATTAGTCGTGGCGTTGAGATTGAAACCATTGCGGGTTGTTGGGGGTCAACGTTTCACTTCGAATATAGTGAAGAAATGTTATCCAATCGTAATTACTGTATCTGGGCAGGTAAGCAAGGAAGTGACCATGACTGTGACACTTATTCTTTTAAGGGAGACGCTGAATGGGCTTCACATCTTAAGGCAGAACTTGGAAGCGATAACGTCTTCTATTTTGGTGTTAAAAAAATGATTATAGTCAAAATTAAGCGTAAGTCATACACAACAAAACATCATCTTCTTTCATTCATTACTTCTTATACCCGCATCAATATGCTTGAACTCATGGAAAAGATTGACGGGGAGTTAGTCAAGGTTATTCTTGATGGAATCTACTATCGAGGAGAAATCAAAGATACAGCGATTGAATACAAAAATAAGGAAATCAAACGTCATCTTGGGTTTGCGGATGCATGGTATTTTCCAAGTGAAATCAGTGTTTCTTCTTGGGCTAAGTTCGATGCGCGATTTGATGGTAACTGTGTTCTTGCTGGTGCGGGTGGAAGTGGTAAAACAACCGATACTTTTGGATACAAAGGATTTACAGATGTTCTTTATGTAGTCCCTTGTCATACCTTAGGAAAGGGGCGAAATTATACTACGATTCACCGTCTAATTGGTGCGTCTAATGGAAAAGAAAAATGTAGGTCTTATCTTGAAATGTTTGGAGTGCCTAAGGTCATTTTGATAGATGAGCTTACTCAAATACCTGCGTCTTGGATTGAAGAGGCTATAAAAATGTATCCTCATTCTATGATTTTAGTTGCTGGAGATATAGATGAGAAGCAATGGTTTCAGTGCAGAACTGGATATGTTGGAAACTTCAATAAGGTATGGATGCCTAAAGACTGGCGATATGTCTATTTTAAAAATGATTATCGAGCATTAGATAATGAGCTCAAACAACTAAAAACAGATATTCGCGCGGAAATGAAACAAGTCTTTACAAACGATGACGTGAGTGATTTCAAGAAGATGAATGATTATATTAAGAAACGAGTGTCCACAATCTCGTTTGAAGAAGCAGTCGCTATGACAAATAAAGATGATCTATGGATTGCGGGAACTCACCGAACGCAAGACAGTCTTAAAGCATCTGGTATTTCATGCGAGTTTAACGGTGAAACAAAACCATCATTCACAGTGCACGAGTTTCAAGGCTTAACCGTCGAAAATAGACGTGTCTTTATCAAGTTAGATATGTTTGAATATGCGATGATTTATACCGCAGTAAGTCGGGTTCGTAAAATGGAACAGTTGGTCTTTGTTCGTTAGGGGATTTTGTTTGAATTAAAAACAAAATTGTAAACGCACAAGACTACATGTAAGGTATCCGTTTAAATGGTGGTAAATTAAAACCTTTTATTTTTTGTTTCAATGCTATTTGTTTCTTTAAATTGGATGGTTCTATTTCTTGAACTGTAAGAGGTGTGTTTTTATTGACTCGAACTGTGGGTCTATAAACTGGGTAAGATTTGTTCCCTACATCCATCCACCGTTCCTTGAACCATGTTTTTAATTTCGCTGGTTCATTATCCTCACTGTATGTGCCACCAAGTGATTTATAAGTCTTGACAATCCATCCGCTCTTGTATGCGGAGGGTTTTGAATAAATGGCGTCGGCTCGTTGTTTGACTTTATCGTAGAGGACTTGATCATTTATTCTAGGCATATATATATATGAAGTTGATAAATGTTCCCGTGCATCCCACTGTCATAGAGAATGAGTGTTTAGACAAAATAGATATGCTTAAGTGGTGTCTTTATCACAATCCAAACCCTAAAATATGTGAGCCTGCTTTGACCGACTTGAGTAATTGTTATGCGAAGTTTTTTATGTATAACGCATAATCAACGATTTAAAGAAATACAATACATTACGGTAGATGGGCATTAAATGTTTTGATGGTCGATACGTAGTCACTTACTACAGGCGAGGGATTAACATGTCTTTTTCATGCACCAACCTTGAACAGGCCCAAGCCAAATTAAAGGAAATGTGTGAGGAGACCATTGTTGAACTCACGCATAAAAGAATTTATTACCAACCCGACAAGGTGCTAATCCTAAACTGGCCAACTTACGTAAAATAAGATATAGATTTAAGACCCAATTAGAGTTCAATCATCGAAAGGAGATGATATTTCTGGCCACGAACTTTTGATATTTAGATTTTCCGTAGATTTCTAATTTAGATTTCTCCCGCTAAGTTTTTTGTAATTCGCCCGTAATCTTGACCGCGTTTTTAATGGCAGGTTCGCCCGTTTTTGTTTGTTTTTCT